TTGGATCGTTTTAATAAATAGAGAGATAGGAGAATAATTAAATGGCTTTCAACATTAACGAATTCCGCTCTCAAATGCAAGGAGACGGCGCACGCCCAAATTTATTTGAGGTTACTATGCCGTTTCCTTCGTTTTCATTGCCAGGAAATGCACAAACAAAATTAACGTTCATGTGTAAAACAGCGCAATTACCAGGTTCAACTCTTGGTATTGTGCCTGTTCAATACTTTGGTCGTGAATTAAAGTTTGTAGGTAATAGAACATTTGCAGATTGGACGATTACAGTTATTAATGACGAAGATTTCATCATTCGCAACGCCTTTGAACGTTGGATGAATGGCATCAATAGTCACAGTTTAAATGTACGTACACCTTTAGCACAATCACCGTTAGGTTATACTGTTGATGGTGAAGTTACGCAGTATGCTAAGAATGGCGATACTCTAAAGAAGTATAAATTTATTGGTCTTTTCCCGACAGACATCACTCCAATTGATGTTGATTGGGGTGCTAATGATACGATTGAGGAGTTTTCAGTGACTCTTACCTATCAATGGTGGGAGTCAGTTGCAGACAACGTGGTTTGATAGAGAAGGAGCTTTTGCTCTTTCTCCTTTTATAGGATTAATATATTTTGGCAATTAAACTTTTCGGATTTACTATCGGCAGAAAGGATATTGTTCAGGTTGAAAAACCTGAACAAGCTTCCTTCGCTCTCCCGACCCAGGCCATCGATGATGGTGCTGTCACTATTACTTCAAATGCTTATTACGGTACATACGTAGACTTAGAAGGTTCTGTTCGTAATGAATTAGAACTTATTACACGTTATCGTGAAATGGCAAATCATCCAGAATTAGAAATGGCAATTGATGAAATCGTAAATGAAGCCATTACATATTCTACTGATAAAAGAGTTGTTGATGTAAATACTGACAATTTAAAAACAACCGATTCTATTAAAAAGAAAATTAATGATGAATTTGAAACAGTATTACGTCTTTTAAATTTTTCTAATTTAGCTTCTGATCTTTTTAAACGATGGTATATTGATGGTAGAATGTACTATCATATAGTAGTAAATGAGAAAAATCCAAAAGAAGGTATACAAGAATTACGTTATATCGATCCAAGAAAAATAAGGAAGGTTCGTGAAGTAAAAACAGGTAGAGATCCAAAAACTGGAGCTACTGTAATTCTTTCGACTGCTGAGTACTACGTATATAATGATCGTGGTACTACAACACAAAATTATACTGCGTCTACAAGTCCAGGTTTAAGAATATCACCAGATTCAATTATTAATATTAATTCTGGATTGATGGATGCAAAAAATACTTTTGTAATTTCTTTCTTACATAAAGTAATCAAACCACTCAATCAACTTAGAATGATTGAAGATGCGGTTGTAATTTACCGTATTTCAAGGGCACCAGAACGTAGAATTTTTTACATTGATGTAGGTAATTTACCAAAAGGCAAAGCAGAACAATATCTACGTGATGTCATGGTTAAGTATCGTAATAAAATGGTTTACGATGCATCAACTGGTGAGTTACGTGATGATCGTAAACACATGTCGATGCTTGAAGATTTTTGGTTACCTCGCCGTGAAGGTGGTAAAGGAACAGAAATTACTACGTTACCAGCTGGACAAAATCTTGGTGAATTAGAAGATGTTAAGTACTTTCAAAAGAAACTTTTACAATCATTAAATGTTCCACTTTCAAGACTTGATGAACAAGGTGGTGGTGGTTTTGCAGGTTTAGGTCGCAGTCAAGAAATCACCAGAGATGAATTAAAGTTTGCTAAATTTGTACAAAGGTTGCGTAATAAGTTTTCTATTATTTTTACTGAAGCTTTAGGTACACAATTAATACTTAAGGGTATTTGTACTTCAGAAGAATGGAAAGAATGGAAAGAAGTTATTACATATGATTATAAGAAAGACAATAACTTTACTGAGTTAAGAGAAGCTGAATTATTACAAAACAGATTGCAGATGGTTGGTCTTGTCGATCCATATATCGGCAAATATTTCTCACACGAATTCGTAAAGAAAAAGATTCTTCAGATGACAGATGATGAAATTGAAGAAATGCAAAAACAAATTGATGATGAGGAAGAACAAGGTCTTGGTGGACCAACGATGGGTCAAGAACAACAAGAACCACCAGCATCACCTGATGAATATCCTCCTGTCGATAATACGATAGATGATAGAAATTCTGAGTCACCTACACCAGAATTAGATGCACAGACAGATAGGTATACATCAATACTAAATAGACGATAATGGAGAAAAACATGGATATTTCACAATTTATAAGAAGAAGTTACAGAAGAATGAAATACTTAAGTGAGTTTAAAAATTTAGTTGAAGAAGAAAAGTCGGACTATTCAAAGTTCGACATGTTGGTACGAGCTGGTCTGGCAAACAAAGCACAGTTGCAACGAATTCATAGAATTTTAGATAAGATGCAAGATGATAGACCTCAGTTCAATAATGCTGATAAAATGATTCTTCAAAATCTTTTTAATAAGATGGTAGATTTAATTAGCAATAACAAACAAATATTTCAAAAAACTCGCCAAGCTGTTCGTGAAGAAGTAGATATTATAGAAGCAGATTCTTCTAAGAATAGTCAAGAAGATCCTCCTGTAGTATTGATGTTAAAAAGAAAAGCAATTCGTATTTACCCAGATAAAACTAAAATTGCTTTGTATTATAATTCGAAATTGGATAAACACTTTACTGTACCGTATGGTACAGGTATTGATTCTGCAATTCAATCAGAAGAAGTTGAATTGGAAGAAGCTGTCATGGATTCATTGCATAAGATTGTTGCCGGCAAACAAGCGCAATCTGTAAAATTTGCTAATGGACAAACAAGAAAAGTTGATCATTATACAGCATCAGCAATTACACAAGTGCATAAAGCTGTAAATGATGAGAATAAAAAGAAACTAGCAGACATGGTACATAAATCACCTGCACACTTTGAAAAAGTTGCAAGTTTTGCTTTTAGTAAAGTAAAATGAAACTAATTGATTTAATTTTAGAAGGCAATGTTGTTGAAGCAAAAAAATGCTTTGATCAATTAATGTCTGAGAAAATACAACAAAAATTAGAAGAAGAAAGAAAAGAAGTTGTAGATTCTTTTTTTGAAGAAGAAAGTTTAGTAGAGTTCGTAAAAAGAAGAAACCCAAACATTATACGTATGGGTAGAATACAAAAAGTTCGTAAAAGAATTCGCAGAAATGCAAAAGGTAGAATAGTAGTACAAAAAAATAGAAAGAGATCCGGCATTAAAGGATATAGAATGGCAGGTAATACTGTAAAACGTATACCTGCAATAGAAAGATTAAAAAAAGCACGCTTACTAAAGCGTTCATGGAAAACAACAAGAAGAGCTAAAATACGCCGTACACTATTGAAAAGAAAAATGTCAATGCGTAGGCGTGCATCAATGGGACTAAGATAAAATGTCATACGAAATCGTAAACAATAAAAGAAGTAAAAGTGTTGTTCGTGTTACTGGTAATACAGCAACAACAATACAACTTTCACAATTATCAGCAAGTGCTGATGAAACAATTACGGGAGCTTCTATAGCTCATGTGATGTCTCAATCAGATGGTGCATGGAAAGTATATCGTGCTGACAGTGCAGTGGAAGCAAATTTGGTTTTAGATTTAACTGGAGCAGGCAATGTTGATTGGCCATTATCTCAATACGATATCACTATTGCCAATAATTCTACTTCTAATCTGCACATAACCAATTCTGGTACAGGCGGAACATTAATTTTGTCTGTAAGTAAAACTTCTACTTATTCACCAGCTTTAACAGGAATGTAAAATGAAACTAATACGAGAAACGGTAGAGAATGTAAAGTACATTAATGAAGCCTCCGAAAACGGTAGCAAAAAACTTTACATTGAAGGTACATTTTTAGTTGGCGAAGCAGTCAACAAAAATAATAGAATGTATAAAATGGATACATTAAGAAATGAAGTTCAGAGATATAATGATGAATTCATTTCTCAAAATCGTGCATTGGGTGAACTTGGTCACCCAGACACTCCAACAATCAATTTGGAAAGAGTAAGTCACAAAATTCTTTCTCTAGTAGAGGATGGAAATACCTTTTATGGTAAAGCTTTGATTCTTGACACACCTTATGGTCAAATCGTTAAGAATTTTATAGAAAATGATGTTACTTGTGGAGTTTCTTCAAGAGCTTTAGGATCTTTGGTACAAACTAAAGAAGGTTACAATTTAGTTCAAGATGACCTAAGACTTGCTACTGCGGCAGACATTGTTGCAGACCCTTCTGCTCCAGGTGCTTTTGTAAATGGTATCATGGAGAACAAAGAATGGATGTTTGTTGACGGAATCTTCATGGAGAAACAATTTGACCAAGCCAAAAACCAGATCAAAAAAGCATCCAAAAAAGAAATCGAACAAGTTGCACTAAAACTATTTGAAAATTATATTAGAAATCTTTAAATTTATAAATAAAGAATCATAAGGAGAATCCAAATGGCATCAAACAAACTTATGGAAGCAGCTGCTGAAATTCTTGCAAATAGCAAGAAATCTGCATCAGCCATGCCTCCACAAAAACTAGGCGGTGAAGTACAAGACCTTGGTGGTCCAACTCCACAGAATGCTAAACCAGACGATGATTCGCACAAGATTCATGCTTCTGCTAAAGCACCTGACAATTCTGCAAAGAATAAGAGTACAATTTCTACCAAACCTTCAGATGCTTCACCAGATACCCAAAACAAAGCTGGTAAGACCATGAAAGAAGAAGAAGAAGTTGCTGAAGAAGAAGTTATTGCTGAAGAAGAAACTTTAGATGAAACTTCTCACAAAGAAGAAATGAAAAAGAAAATGAAAGAGGATATTGATGCATTATTCTCTGACGATTCTACCATTTCTGAAGAATTTAAAAACAAAGCAGCTACCATTTTTGAAGCTCGTGTTCTTGACAGAATCACTCAAATTGAAGAAGAAATGGAAGTCGCATATGCTGGTATGTTAGAAGAAGCTATTGATTCTATCAAAGCTGATCTAACAGAAAAGGTTGATGACTATCTAAACTACGTTGTAGAACAGTGGATGGAAGAAAATCAAATTGCTATCCAATCTGGTCTACGTTCAGAAATTACAGAAGAATTCATTGTTGGTCTACGCAATCTATTTGCTGAGCACTACATCGACGTACCTGAAGATAAAGTTGATCTAGTTGATGAACTTGCAGGTAAAGTTGAAGAATTGGAAGATCAGTTAGATGAAGAAATCAAAACTAACATTGAATACAGAAAAGCAATTGTTGAAGCTGTAAAAAGAGAAACAGTTTATGAAGTTTGCAAGGGACTTACCGAAACTCAAGTAGAAAAAATGAAATCGCTCGCAGAGAGTATAGATTTTTCCACAGAGGAAGAATTAGTAGAAAAACTTGAGACAATTCGTGAAAACTATTTCCCATCAAACATCAAAAAAGCTGATGAGACTCAATTACACGAGCAAGTGTCTGACGAAGCAGATGATAAAAAAGCAAAAGTATCTTTTGATCCAATCATCAATGCTGTCGTTCAATCGATTTCAAAAACAAAAATTTAATAAACTAAGGAGTTAAAAATGTATTTAACCGAAGAACTACAAAAAAAATGGGAAGCAGTGTTAGAGCACCCAGCTCTACCTGCTATTAAAGACCCATATCGTAAGGCAGTTACCGCTCTTGTTCTTGAAAACCAAGCACAAGAAATGGTAAAAGCTGGCGGCAACGTACAGCAACTTACAGAAGCTACACCAACTAACGCTGCTGGTACAGGTGGTTTTGGTGGTGCAGCTACAGCAACTGGTCCTGTTGCTGGTTTCGATCCAATCTTAATCAGTTTGGTTCGTCGTTCATTACCTAACCTTATTGCTTATGATATCTGCGGCGTTCAGCCAATGACTGGTCCTACAGGACTTATCTTCGCAATGAGAACTATGTATGGTACTGATCGTGTTCCATCATCTGGTACAGAAGCTTTCTACAACGAAGCTGATACCGATTTCTCTGGTACAGGTACACATGCTGCTCTATCACTTGCTGCTAACACAGCACTTGGTAACGGCAACGTATTTGCTTCAACTGTTACAACTGGTGCTGCTATAGCAACTGCATCTGCTGAAGATTTAACTTTTGCAGAAATGGGTTTCTCAATCGAGAAAGTATCTGTAACTGCTAAGACACGTGCTCTAAAAGCTGAGTACACAATGGAATTAGCACAAGACTTGAAAGCAGTTCATGGTCTTGACGCTGAAACCGAATTAGCAAATATTCTTTCAACAGAAATTCTTGCTGAAATCAACCGTGAAGTTGTTCGTACCGTTTACTCGTCAGCTAAAGTTGGCGCACAAGTAGGTACAACCACTGCTGGTACTTTCGACTTAGACACCGATTCAAACGGTCGTTGGATGGTTGAAAAGATTAAAGGTCTTGCTTTCCAAGTTGAACGTGAAGCTAACACTATTGCAAAAACTACCCGTCGTGGTAAAGGTAACATCATGATCTGCTCATCAGATGTTGCTTCTGCTCTTGCAATGGCTGGTATTCTTGACTACAACTCAGCACTACAAGGTCAAGTTAACCTAACCGTTGATGACACTGGTAATACTTTTGCTGGTACAATCTTCGGTCGTATCAAGGTTTACATTGACCCATACTTCCCAGCATCAGCATCTTCAGAGTTTGCTGTAGTTGGTTATAAGGGTGCAAACGCTTATGACGCAGGCCTATTCTACTGCCCATACGTTCCTTTACAAATGGTTCGTGCAGTTGATACAGGTAACTTCCAGCCAAAGATTGGCTTCAAGACACGTTATGGTCTAGTTGCTAACCCATTCGCTGAAGGTACAACTCAAGGTTCAGGTGTTATCACTGCTAGAACTAACTTGTACTACCGTGCGTTCAAGATTGCAAACTTAATGTAATCTTTAAAACACAAAAGATAATAATTATAATAATGTGTTTAAGAGGGACTGTAAAAAGTCCCTCTTTTTTTTCGACCTAAATAGTACATAACGGAGAAATGATTTTATGACCGCGATTACTAGAAACCCTTCAAACCCAAATTTTTTACAACCTAACAAGTTTATATTAACTTTTAGTAGGTTGCCAAATATACAATATTTTTGCCAAACGGTTACTGTGCCTGGTATTTCAATGGCAGAAATACCACAATTTACGCCGTTCGTTGATGCTTATTTACCTGGCGAAAAAGCTATATACGATTTATTAAATGTAACATTTATGGTAGATGAAAATTTAACTTCTTGGAAAGAAGTACATGATTGGATTCGTGCAATGACTTTCCCAGAAAACTTCGATGAGTATAAAAATTTGGCAAATTTAAATCCAAATAGAGCTCAAAGATTAAAACCACAATACTCTGATGCTAAAATAGTTTTATTATCTTCTTCTAATAACCCCGTAGTTGAGTTTGTTTTTTATGATGTTTTTCCTACATCAGTGAGTACCATCATACTCTCATCACAAGAAACTCCAGATAGTCCAGTCACTTCAGACGCAACATTTAGGTACACTTATTATGATATAAAATATGTTTGACATTTACTAATACCTATAGTATAATGTCAATAGGAGGATATTATGAAACAATTGGAAGAACTACTAGAGATGTGGCGGCAAGATTCTGATATTGATCGTACCGAGCCAGACAAAGAACTTTTAAATATACCTAAACTTCACAGCAAGTATTTGAATATACTTTCTAGGCACCGTTTACTTTCTAAAGAATCTGAGTTTAAGTATAATAAAATGAAAAAAATAAAGTGGGAATATTATACAGGTAAATTAGATGATGATGAATTGAAAGAAAGAGGATGGGAGCCTTTTCCTTACGTACTCAAATCCGAGATTAATACATACTTAGAGAGTGATGAAGATTTAAACAAATACTTAGCAAACAAACTAATGCATGATGAGATTGTTGATCTGTGTACATCAATAATGAAAGAGTTGAATAGTAGAACCTTTCAACTTAGAGATTACATAGGTTGGCAAAAATTTATACAAGGTATATAATTGACTGATACTATTATTCTTCGTAAGAAAAACGAATCGTTTATACATTTTGAATGTGAAAAAAGTGTAGCACAG